ATGGCTGCTTTTTTTGATAAAAAAGCAGGAGAGTCTTTTACTTTTAGTGTTACTGACGTTCCTGATCCTGCAACTGGAAACACTGTTGACACAGATCTTAAAGTAGTCTGTGATGAATATAGTATAGACTATTTAAGAGAAAATATACATAGTTTATCAACAACTTTTAGAAGAGTTTATGAACCATGACATTAATAGATACAGTACAACTACAAGAAACAGCAGATTCTTTTATAGAGCTGTTTGAAATAACACTACGAGACTCTGATTCAACAACAGTTTATTTTACAAATGGACTATCAGATGGAACTGAAAATATTTATTTTGGATCAAGCCCTACCGATGCTGATCCTACAGGAGGAGCAACTTTAAATGAATATGTTGCAATTCCAATAGAACTAAAAGGAGTAGAATTTAATGCTGGTGGTGCATCTCCAAGACCAACCTTATCATTAGCAAATATTGTTAATATTGGTTTTACACATTCAACAGGAGATGAATCAAGTAGTGCTGACTCAGATGAAACAACTCTTTCTACAGTATTAACAGAAAATGGATTTTTTAGCAACGATGATTTATTGGGCTCAACTGTAGTTTATCGTACTACACTACTGAGTAAAACAAAAAAAGCAAGTGATTTATCAGGATATAGTGCAGCAACACCAGAAGAGTTTCCGTCACAAAAATTTGTGATAGAAAGAATAGCATCAGAAAATGCATTAATTGTTGCTTTTGAATTAGCTTCACCGTTTGATATAGAGAATGTAAAAGTTCCTGGGAGAGTTGTTGTCGGACAATATTGTCCATGGGAATATCAGGGAGTAAGAAGAGGAAGGCCTGGAGGTTGTAGTTGGGATTTAAATAGCAGAGGAATCTTTTTTGATGTAGAAAATAATATTATTACAAAAGATACTGACAGTAGCGGACTTCCAAATACTAGCTCAAATATACTGATTCATAGTACCTCTACAACTTATAATATCGGTGACTTGGCTTTTACAAAACACAAAACTGTAACTACTGATGATACTATACAGATATGGAAAGCAAAAGTTCAGCACTCAAATAAAGTGCCAATAAATACATCAAATGGGAATCCAACGAACGGAAAATACTGGCAAAGACATGATGTGTGTGGAAAAACTTTAACTTCTTGTAAACTTCGTTTTCAAGGAAATAAAGCAGATACAACTCTTAATGAATCTGAGCCTTTACCTTTTGGAGCTTTTCCTGGTATATTAAGATTCAAATGATACATGAAATAGAAGAACACTTTAAAAAAGAGTATCCAAGAGAAGGTTGTGGAATTATTGCAATAGTAAAAGGAAAGAAAAAATGGTTTCCTTGTACGAACGTTGCAGAAGATGATGAAGATTTTATTATAAGCTCACAAGAGTATTTTAAAATAAAAGTAAAATATGATATTCTTGCGATAGTGCATAGTCATCCAGATGCATCTAACGAAGCTTCACAATTTGATATTGATAATTGTAACGCATTAGGATTGCCCTACTATATATTTTCTTATCCAGAAATGGACTTAAATATTTTAGAGCCAAAGCAAAAACAGTGTCCAATTATAGGAAGAGAATATAAATTTGGTGTTTATGATTGTTTTGAAGCATTACGAGATTGGTTAGACTTAAAAGATATAAAAATTCCTCCACGAGCACCTTTTGAAGATGACTGGTGGAAAAAAGGATTAAACTATTTTTGTTCAGAAACTATTAAACAGTGGAATCATGTAGAGGTCAAAGAGCCAAAAGAAAATGATGTTTTAATTTTTACTATGGAGAGTAAGGTTCCAAACCATTGTGGAGTTTATATTGGAAATGACACTATGTTTCACCATGCAGTAAATAGACTATCATGCAGAGAAAGTTTGTACCCTTTATGGGCAAAATATTTAACAGGAGTATATCGCTATGATGCGAACAGTTTATCTTGAGGGAGAGATGGCATTAAAATTTGGAGAAAAGTTTGAGATTTTTGCAAAGTCTCCAGCTGAAGTATTTCAATGTCTTGAATTAAATTTTCCTTCTTTCAGAAAATACTTATTTGATTGTCATGAAAAAAATATTAATTTTTCTTGTCAACTTGCTGAAAATTACATGGAAGATCCGAGAGAACTATTTTTAAATTATGGAAAAGGAGTTCCTGTTCCTGCAGGTTCAAAAGGTGTTGGAAAAGTAATTGTAGCAATAGCAATTATAGTTGCTTCTATATACATTCCTGGATTTAAAGAATTTATGTACACTGTTGGTGAAGCAGGGGCAATTACAGGATTTACTTTAGGAGGAACTGTAGTTATGTCAGCAACTTTAATGTTAGCAAATATGGGTATTGCAGAGATGATGGCCCCAGACCCTTCTACTGATCCGGATGCTGCGCAAGATGAAAGTTATCTTTTCCAAGGAGCAGGCCACGCAGGAGCAGCAGGAGACCCAGTTCCTCTTCTGTATGGACGATTAAGAGTGCCAGGAAAACCAGTTTCGTCAAACATTTCAAATGTTCGAAGAAAAACGCTGCATAATACAGACAATACAAGTGCAACAGACCCCTTAAAAGGACAAACTGTCGCTGTAGCAGGAATTGATGAAGCTGGAGACTTTAGAGCGGAGAATCATTAATGGGAAATAATCTTAACAATACTTCTGATCAAATTTTTCAAAAAACTCGAGGAGCGTCACGAGAGCAGTTAATTTCTGTTACAGATGTTATTTCAGAAGGTCCTATACACGGTTTAGTTGACGGTGCTTCTTCAGTCTATTTTAATAACACTGCACTTGAAAATGCAAATCTTCGTCCTTTTGTTCCGGTATCTGACGTAACAGAATCAACTGTATCAGGAACTTTAACTGTATCCTCTGGTAGCCTTTCCATTGCTACAGTAGATGACAGTGTACTTTTACCCGATGATTTATTAGTTCAAGACGGTGCAAGTTCTCCTTTCATAAGAAATCTTGTTTTGACAAACTATAAAGCTTTTGATATTCCCTTTGATACAAATCGGTACTCTAGTAGCACTAATCGTCCCAGCACTCTTGCTATAGCAAAATCAAACGGAATTTCAATTACAAAATTTACGGGTCTTACTTCAATAAATGGTGTTGAGCAAGCTATAAGAAATACTCACAATGTTGCATCAAAAAATGCAAAAATATTTTCAAAGAAAGAAGAGAATATAGAAATTTTTAATGGAAAAAGATTCGGTGAATGGAAACAACTAGATGCAACTTCGGGTGAGTTTCATACTAATCAAGGAGAGCCCTCCTTACGCAATCAAATGATTCAAACGGGACAGCAAAGTGCCTATGCTTCAGATAATGACAATGATTTTTTTCCTTTACGAGTTGAAATTCAACAAGCTTTTACTATTGCTTCAATTACAGGTCAAGCAATTACTATTACTGGAACTATGCTGCCAGGAACTTATAATTTTTATATTACAAAACAACAAGCAGCTACACAAGAAACACAAGATACAAGTGCACCCGTACAAAAATTTTTAGGAACAAATGTACAGTTTCGACGAGGAGCAAGAACGCAAGCTCCTTTATCGCCTATCGATGGAGTTGGAACATCCACTTCAATAGCAGGAAGTTTAAGTACTACTACTCTATTACAAGCAAATGCAAGCCTACAGGCTGCAGTCATGGGATCGGCATTTACAAGTCATTTTGATGCTGCACCTACTGCTGGTCCAGGAACAACATCTAGTTCTATAGATATTACTTCGTCAACTTTTGGTTTAAGCACTAGTCAAAAAGATTCTATAGATGAAGTTAATATTCAAATTCGTGCTCCTCGAGGTTTAAGAATTGTTAATAAAAAAACAGGAGCTGATTCTCCTGGACAACAATTTATTGATATTTCAGTTAGTGTAACTAGAGAAGATTCAGCAGGAAATCAATCAGACTCAGATTTTGAACCTGTAGTTTCAAGAGTTGGTGCAGGACAAAGAGCTCCTATTATAATTACGGGAGATTCTACAGCTGCTTTAGATTTTCAGTTTGGAATTGACTTAAACAAGTTTCGGCCTTTTGTTGATTTTAAAATTAGAGTAATAAGACTAAGCGGTCTTACAAAAATAACAAAACATGATGGTAATCTTTATAGTAATGTTGACGACTATGCAGATATTTCACATGATCTCGTAATTTCAGGTGTCACAGCTAGAATTCATGATAAACTTAGCTATCCACATACTGCATATGCAAATGTAACTTTTAGCTCAAGAGATTTTGGATCGCTTCCTCGACGAAGTTATGATGTAAAAGGAATGAAAGTTGCAATTCCAACAACTTATGTAACAAGAGATGAAGCACAGTACGGAGCAGCAAAATATACAGGTTTTTGGAATGGTACATTTAGAGATAAACTGGCCTACACCGATAATCCTGCGTGGATCTTTAATGATATACTTATAAATAAAAGATATGGAGCTGGTGAGTATATTCAAGCAAATCATATTAATAAATATGATTTATACAGAATTTCTAGATATTGTGACGAACTAGTTGAAGATGGAACATCTTTTGTTGTTACTACCGGAGCAGAAGACGCAAATAACTTAACTCGTAATAGAGCCTATATTATTAAAGAAAAAGGTACTATAAATTGGTCAACGATTGGTAATTTTGTACAGGGCGATGGTAGTAGTGTAGGAGATGCGTTTACATATAAAGGTGGCACTATAACTGGAGCAAACGGTTCAGTTCATGGAGCAGAACCTAGATTTAGAATGAATTTATATCTTTCAAAAGCAACAGATGTTTTTAAAGTTTTAAAAGATATGACTTCAATGTTTACATCTATGCTTTATTGGATGGATGGAGCACTTACAACAATTTTAGATGCACCTACTGAACCTGTATACACTTTTACAAAAGGAAATGTGTTAAATGGTTCTTTCAGATATGAATCGACCGCAAAACAGACAAGATTTAATCAAATAACTGTTACTTATAACGAGCCAAGTATAGGGTATCAGCCGTCTGCTGTAGTTGTAGAGGATCGAGAAGCAATTCTTCGAGATGGTAGAATTTTTCCACAAACTGCAACAGCTTTTGGATGTACTTCAGAATCTCAAGCTGTTCGTTATGGGAGATGGAAACTTTTTACAGCACAAAATCAAAGAGAAATAGTTTCATTCTCTACTGCTTTATCTGCAAACTTTTTACGTCCTGGAGATGTAGTCAATATTCAAGATGGCGATAGAACAAATAAAATGTTTAGTGGCAGAATTAAGTCTGTTCAAAACAATATAACAACGACTCAAGTAAATTTAGATCGTAAAATTAGTTTAAACGCTGCTTCAACATATACTTTACTTACTCTTGTGGAAGAAGCCGCAGCTTTTTATATTGGAACTGAGCCACTAACAATCGGCAGCACTACTTATAATCGAGGAGATCAAATAACTCAAGCATTTGTACCTGAAGTTGTTACAGTTATAAATAATAATTCTAATAATTCTCTTGTTAATGGTAAAAAATATAAAATTGAAAGTTTAGGAGCGGCTTCTGCAACTTTTAACAACATTGGCGGAGACTCAAGCCCTGCTATAGGAGAAATTTTTACTTTTAATGCTAGTGGAGTTGGAAGTGGTACAGCTGTTGTTGGAACTGTTTCAAGAGTTGATGAACTTATTTCGTTGACTACAGAGGCACGTACATCAAACGCATTCAATCTTGCACTAGACAATGCAAGTAGTAATCTTATTCCTTTAAAATGGTCTCCATATTCTCGAGTTCAAGAAAATGCAATTAATAATACTGGAACAGAAACAAGCGCAATAAGTCTAAGTCCTTCGGGAACAAATTTTGCAAGCGATGTTATTCCTGCTGTAAATACAGTATGGGCACTAAAAGAAACGCAAGGAAGTCTTCAAACTCTTGCATCAGCAAAACAGTATAGAATATTGAGCGTTGCTCAACAAGAAAAAAATACATTTAATATAACTGCCACAGAATATTTTATAGAAAAGTATGATGCTGTCGATAAAAACTATGCTCTTAGTCAGCCACCAACTACAATATATGGAGTTACTCCCACTACTGTTTCAAAACCAAAAAGTATATTTTTAACAGATATAATTCCAGGAGCAAAAGCAGGTACTCATAGTTTTAAAGTTGGTTTTATTCCTCCTGACAACTATGAAGAAGAAGGTATTACTGCATTTGAAGTTATTGATGACACGAAAAAAACTCTACCTTTTGATAGCCATATTCTGAATACAGATACAGATTTTGTAGAATACAAAGATATTCCAGCAGGACAATATGTTTTTAAAGTTCGTTCAATAAATGATGATTCTGACGAAGGCATGTCGGATTTTGTATCTCAATTTCATACTTTTGAAGACAATCCTTTAAATGTTGTTCGAATAACCGAATCATTTATGCCCAGAGGTGGAATTATTGATGGTGATGCTCGTATTTTTGTAGACTCAGATAACAGTAATAAGAAAACTTTTAAAATACCTGGAGGAGAGTTTGCAAGTATTACTGATCCAGAAAATATTACTGTTTTAACCGCTAATGCTCGTAAACAAGTTGTTCATGACCTTGCTGACGGTACTGAAGCACATATTATTTTTGATAAAAGTGAGTCTGATCTTATTTTTATGGAGTTCAATAGATCGCTTCTGGATGTAAGTTTTTATAGAAATATTGGAGAAGGAAACACAATTACATCTGAAGGACTCACAAATCTTACGCTTAGCTCAAGCTTAACATTGAATCGTGGTTCAAATATTATTGAAACAGGTAGTCAAGATTTAACTAGTCAAATTAATAAAAATGATATTCTTCGATTAACAGCAGACACCGATGCAGCTACTGTTATAGAAATAACGTCCACAAGAATAACTTTAGATAGAGCATTTGGATCTAATATAACTATTACAAACGCAAACTTTAAACGAGTAACTTTCAGGCCTGACATTAATAATGATGCAAGTTTAGGTATTGTAAAGAGAAGTGGTTCAACTTATACTTTTCATACTTTTTGTACTGCAAGACGACAACGATTTGATGATGGAAGTCTTACTGAAGAAATTGCAGGAGGAGATGATGGAACTGGAGAAGGTCTCGCAATTACAGGAGGAGGTTTATCTTTTTCTCAGGGTGGAGCAGTTAGAAGTAAAATTAGTGGCACAGTAAAGCCTGATGAAACAAATAGTGCTGCTGGATTTTATCTAGGCTATAATAGTTCTAGTACGAATTACGTATTTGGTGTTGGAGACGGAAGTGGAGAAACTGAAAGTGATATTGCGGGCGGGGCTCAGTTTCTTAAATGGGATGGATCAAATCTAACAATTAGTGGCGCAACATTAAATGCTGCAACCATTGACTCTGCATCAGCTTTTGCAGGAACAGGAGTTAACTTTACAGCTCTTGGAGATACTCCTGCAAATTTCACGGGAGATGCACTCAAATTTGTTAGAGTAAATACTGGTTCTGGAGGAAATGGAACTGCACTAGAGTTTGTTGCTCCCGC